CGATTGTACTACACAAAAGACGCAGCAGAACGGCAACTTGGTATCAGAGAATTGCGACAACAAATTGCACGAAAACCTTTTGAAAGACAGGAAATTGCCAACACACAACTCTCGGAAAACTCGAAAGTGCCATTCAATGTATTCAAAGACCCTTACCTGTTAGACTCATTGGGCTTAAAGGATAATTTTTTGGAAGCCGATTTGGAAAACGCTATTTTGCTTGAATTAGAAAAATTTATTCTCGAATTTGGGAGCGGGTTTGCATTTATGGAAAGACAAAAGCGAATTATTGTTGACGGCGATGACTTCAAAATAGATTTACTGTTTTTTCACAGAGATTTGCGACGTTTGGTTGCGATTGACCTCAAAACGGGTAGATTCAAACCGAAATATAAAGGACAAATGGAATTATATCTTAAATGGTTAGACCGCTATGAGAGAAAAGAAGGCGAAAATTCACCTGTTGGTTTGATACTTTGCACCGAAGCGAGTCGAAATCAGATAGAACTTCTTGAATTGGACAAAGCAGGAATTGTCGTTGCCGAATATTGGACAAATCTTCCACCGAAAGAACAGCTTGAAAGTAAGATACAGTCAATTATGGCAGAGGCAAAAGAGCGTATTGAACGTAGAAAATCGCTCGAAACTTCAAAAGAGCAAAGGCAAATAACCTAGTTTTTAGAAAGTTGAATTTTTGAGCTAACAAACTTGGATATGTAATTACCTGATAATAAATAACTAATTTTGACGTCAGTCAGAATGTACAAGGACACATCACTGCGTCAAAGGATTATTTAATCAAAATGTCAAAGAACTAATATAATTTACTTGATAATAATTACTCAATGTTTAAAATTGAGAATTGCGACGTACGTGAAGAGTTATGAGTTGTGCGACCACTAACAACTAACCACTATTTCCCTCCGTCATTGCGAGCCGCGTCAGCGGCGAAGCAACCAATTCTCAATTCTCAACTCTCAATTCTCAATTGATAGTGATGCTGTTCTCCGTAATATCTATCTTCTGCACGTCGAGGCCTTGGGAGTGCAGCATTTCCATGGTGTCTCCTGTCCAGAAGGGGTCGTAGTTGCCGCCGAGCAGGCGCTCGACGTAGGCGCCAAGGGTGGGGGCTTCTTTGAACTCGCCCGGATAGGCGCGGACGATGTGTTCGGTTAGCTGCGAGCGGTTGTCGTCAATAACTAATCCGCCGTTTTCTACCAGTAAATCGCCGGTGTCGTGGTCTAATTGGATACCTTTCATTATTGTTTAATTGTTTAATTGTTTAGTTGTTTAGTTGATGAAGATTGATGAAGGTTGTTTTTCGTCATTGCGATATGAGTTATGAGTTATGCGATTTATTAATCATTAACCATTATTTATTTGCCGTTTAACAATACTTGATACCTGATACTCATCACTCATCACTCATCACTCATCACTCATCACTCATCACTCATCACTCATAATTCATCACGCATCTCTCTTCACGCTTCACTATTTACTTATTTACTTATTTACTATTTACTTATTTACTATTTACTTTTCAGCTCAAAGAACCTGTTCCGGTTCCGGCAATGGTGCCGGCGCCCGATGGTGTAGCGCAGGTTCCTGTAACAGTAGTGCTAACCGTAGCGCTTTTCAGGTAGCTGTCGATAGCGGTAGCTAATTTGTCGGCTAAGTCGCTGCGTGCCTCTTCGGGGTTTTCCGTTTTGGTTGATTGTGCGGTGAAGGCTGCTTCAATAGCTGCTTTCAGGGCGCTTTTTACTAAGGCCATAATTATTCCTCCAATAATTGGTTAATTTTTGTTTTTATTGTATTAAATTCCGACAGGTTGATAGGCACACCCGATGGACCTGTGCCGGTCGTTACCTTAAGATTCATAATGGCATCTAACAACATGTTAAAGGCTTTACAGAGGCTGTAATGTTCATTTCTGATACGGACAGTGTCTATTTCGGAAAACATGGCGACGTAGGCGTCGGAGTGATTGATTTTGGCGACTAATACATAACTTTCTTCTTTCGGTTTTATCAGAAAGTCGGGGGTTTCGCTGTAAGCATTCAAGCGTACATTCGTAAGCGGCGCGATGTTCTTGTCCACAGGACTCACATCGCAAAAAGCGCCGTTCACTTTATCCACCGTGCAAATAAGTATTTGCGGCGATTCGTCTGAAAGGACGATTTTTCGTAATAATTCAGCTATGTTATTCATATAATTCATAATTTTACTACAGAAGCGCTTTCTACCCCTGAAATGAATGGTTGGTTTCCTAAAGTAATTTCCTGGCGGTAGCCCTTTTCTCCAAAAGAGTAGGTAACCGCCTTGACTAAAAACCTCTTATTGTCGCGCTCCTTATTATCATCATCGAAAAAACGGACTATATTGCCTTTTTTGACAAAGGGAATTCCGAACGCGGTAAAACTACCGGACATTTTATTGGCTGACATAGAGTTATATATCTTTTTAGCTATATCATCGGCTTCTTGCTGCGTAATAGGCGTTTTCCATTCTCGTTTATGCACAGTATCCTGTGCATCGGACGGATACTTACCATCTATCTTTGGTGCATTTTGCACTGTAACAGGACCGGAAACCATCACCTGAAAGGCAGAATCCTCTTTCTTAGTATAAACCAATGTGTCGCTTATAACATTGCATTTCTCGCCGTTAGCGTAAAAATTTATGTTTTTTTCACTCTTGAGTGGCTGCATAAATTCCGAATAGGCAACAGCGTGGAAAACGTCGTCTATGAAGAAAAATTGCAGAGGGAAAGCGCCCATAATATTTTCCAACAATTTGGCTATGGACAGTTTTGCGTCAATAGGGTATTTCCCTAAGCAAAAATCGGGTACAAAGCCTAATTTCAACTCGTGTTCATCTAAAAATGTCTGAGGTATAAATTTATTGATCACCTCAGATAACATTAATTTTCCATCTTCTTTGGGTGGTAGTAAGTCTGTTTTTTTTCGTTTCAGCAGCCATGCTTTATCTTCACATTCAATAAGAGCAGGGTTGGAATAGGAAACGTCTTTACTGATAAATCCTTCAAACACAGTATTAAGCTTCTCACCATAACCTAACTCTACTTTGACACGATTTCCTTTCGCGAATATTTTCGTTAAGTCATTTTCCCTGTCTTTTTGTTTAGCGTATTTTCGAGGCAGTTTAATTTGACAGGTATCGGTAAGCGTATCCATTGAAGTAGTAACAGTTACACTGTTCACATGCTTGAATGCATAGTTAACTTTTTTTCCGTCTTTTTCTTTTGTTTCGATTATTATTTTGCAATTTAAAATATACATGGTATCTTTGTAAAAAAATGATTATGAAGTACAGTTACTTTTTGTTATTTTTTATTGTTTTTTGTTATTCCTGCGAAACTACTAAACAATATCTTTATGCAACGGAAGCAGATTATCCTGCAGTTCGTAAAGCAAATCCTAGAGCTATTATAACCATTGATCCGAGAGAGTTGTGGCCGGGACGTGTGGACTCACTTTGGAACGCACAGGTAGATGTAGTAGAAAAATATCGAAATAGTCCTCTTTGGGATTGGAGAGATGATCCTCCGGCTGCCACAGGGAGTAGTTCATCATCATCATCTTCTTCTTCTTCCGGCAGTTCTTCTTCATCATCAAGCGGTGTTTCGTCTGACTGCACCTGCAAGGGCATTCCGCTCTATGGGAATGTGGAAGTAGTCAATGCCGGCGCCACATTCAAGGTTAGGATCGAAAATAGCGGATTTGCAAATTTAGAGGTTCGCACAACCATTGGATCACCAAGCAGGTGTGGAGAATGGCGTTTTGTTCAAGGCGGGGCTGATTTCACTATTGAATACGTTATTGGGTTCGAAGATTTCACGATAAGATTTTTAAATTATTAAGTTGGAATTTTCCTTTCAGTTTTGCAGTATTATATCGGAACCGAGTCTAAAACAGGCTCATCAATACAAGACAAAAAAGTGAGGGTGTATTGCGGTGTATTCAAGGGCAAATCCTTTATATTTTGTTGCACTTTAAAATCTTTCAGCAGCAGCTTAGATATATTGAATGTTATTAAATAGGCGGAAGCAACAAAAATCGGTTCCTGTGCTTCCGCGCACTTCCTTAACAGTAATAATGTTTCCAGCGGTGGGGTATTCTTTAATATGCTCATCAAGTTTCCGGTTATAATCACCTCATAATCATTGCCACAGATATATTCTTTTACGGTATGCCTCCTGCCTGTCAAGGGAGTTTGAACTATAGTGTTTTTAAGTGTTACATCTATCTTTGGATCTATAGCTACAAAGCCCCAATTTATGACTTTAGACCATATTTTAAAAACAACAACATTAGATATGTTTGTTAGCAATTTTGCAAAATCGGAATAATTTTCACATACTTGTAAATCATGAAACGGATCCCAAGTTTCATTCCACGCCACTCCATTCCATTTGATGTGAACAGGCTCCTTCTTGTTTTCTATTATTTTAACTTCTATGGGCTTTGGTTTTTCAGTTTCCTCCTCTTCGTCATCGTCATCTGTTGAAGGGTCTGGAGGGTCTGGAGGGTTTGTGGGGTCCATTGGATCCGTAGGCTCAAAAGGTTCTGTGGTATTAATTATTTCTTCCATTATATTGAATAATTAGTATCGTTTAAAATTGTTTGTAAGGCATCGGTCAGTTGCCGCATAAAGTCGTTGCTGTCGCGCGTGGCGTCCTGCACCGTCTCAAAGGTGTTGTTTACCGTACCTATCAAATGCTCGAAAGATACGTTGTAGTTGTTCACGGTTCCGCCGCTTCCGCCTCCGGCGCTCATATTGTCCTGCTGTTGCAATAACAAAGACTGTTCTATGGCAGGGGTGGAGGAAGAAGGTTGAAGATTGCTTCCTGCTCGTTCCTCGCAGTCGCAATGACGGAGGAAGGTTGAGGAAGATGGAGGAAGATGGAAGATTGCTTCATCGTCATTGCAGGTTGCTTCGTCCCTCGCAATGACGGCGAAGCAACCTGCAATGACGGAGGAAGATGGATAAAATGTTTTTTCTTCCGTCATGGGTTCAGCGGAAGTAAGCTTTTGCAAAATGGCAGCAGAGGTTGAAGGCTCAAAGGTAGAAGTTGCAGGATTATCCGTAAACCTGTTAACTTGTAAGCCTGTTAACTGAGAAGGCTGAAAGGTAGAAGTTGCAGGATTATCCGTAAACCTGTTAGCTTGTAACCCTGTAATCTGAGAAGGCTGATGGGTTTCGGCGGGAAATTCCAAGGCCTCCAATTCTGCCGTTCTGTAAGAAAGTCTGTTGAACAGGCGTTGCTGCGCGGCGTCTAAGGCCTGCCACAGCTGCTCTGCGGCTGCAAAGGGCAACTGGGCGCTGCCGGTACTCACGGTATAGTTTAAATTGTTGTCCATTATCAATTAGTTTTTGTCATTTGTTCGCGCACGAAGAGGAGATCGCTCCAGGCTTCGGCTAATTCTTCAAGGCTCATCTGTTCCAACACCTCCGGCGTGTAATGGAGGTAGTAGCGTACGAAAGCCCGCATCATCCGGTATTTGTAAGCCGCAGCCCCCGCCAGGTCGTGCCGTTGCCGCACGCTTGGCTTTTCTATCTTAGCGAGGGCTACAGCTCCTCCAGGCAGCCGTCAACTTTTTTAATGATGTTACCTAACCACTCGAATAATCCCAAACGATAGGCGTCGTCTTTCTTAAATTCTTCATCGCCGGCAAGCCAGCAGTTTTCTACCAAGGCCGCATCAAACTTTATGGCGCTGCCGCCCGAAAGCGCCCTGCAGGCGTCAATCACCTGCAGGGTGGGGGCTTTCAGTAAACAGCTCTTACCGTCGTCGGCTGTGTAACGGAATACGCTTCCGTGGCGTTGCTTATAAGCGGCTATTTCTTTTTGACTGAATTCCATAGCGGTCTTATTTAAGCATTCCAAATAATATGTGAAGGAACCAAAGGCAGCGTAACTTCCAACTTCGTGTCGCCTTCCTTTGCCGACATGGCATTCTCGGAAAATTGACAGTTCTTAATTACGTGCTTTACAATCTTATCGTTGCCGGGAACAACATAGCATACTATAATGTCAAAAGCAGGCAGGTCTTGCAGTCGGCCGGTAGCCGATACCTCGCGTAAACTCTCTACAGCGCTCAGCAAAAGCGTTATTTTTGCCGAGGCCTCAATGCGCCCGTAGCCGCGGCCTATGGGACTTTGACCTGCGCCGTAAATGTTTTCTACTTTCTGTTTGTCGGCATATTCGATAGCCGTAATGCCTGTTTCGGCAAGACCGGCAATATTGGTCGTTACGCTCGACCAGCCGTATTCCGCCCCGTTAATCATGGGCATGTTTCTTAATCCGTTCATATTAGTCTAATTTAGTTGTATATCCAATTTTTACGTTGATGATGCGCATTACGCCAACCCCTACTTTCTTAATCATAAATTCGATGGTAGAGGTAGCCAGCACATCTTGGTCAGGGTCAATTTCTACCTTATAGCCCGACAGTTCGCCTGCCCGCTCCATGTCTTCTAACTGGCGGCCCGCTAATTGCTCAAGGAAAGTAACCGTATCGGGGCGCAACTGTCCGCTCTCGGCATTCACATAAATCGGACTGGCAAGGTAGGGCAAGAGGTAGGTGCGAATCCCGCGAATAGCCTTGTCGATGGTACGCACGCTTTCGATATAGGCATAGTCGCTGGTGGCTGTGTCCATGGTATGGCTGTCGTTCCAGAAACTGCCGGCCAATCCGGGGTAAGTCAACAGGAAAAGATAGCGCTTCTCGTCCAAACTTTCTATCAGCGATTTATCCGTTTCCTTTATCAAGGAGCCGTCGGCAAAGGCCGGCGTAGAAATCCCGCTGGGGAACTTCTGAATCCAGGCTATGCTCTCGTGTACCGAGGCCTTGCTCAGCGCACCCAAAGCCAAGCCAAGGGCAGTTACCGAGCCTTTCTTTTCGGAGTCGGCATACAGCTGTGCGCCTACGCTCTCGGGATCGCCGTCCTGTGCAATCACCACCGACACGTTGTACTGTCCCACGCCGCTTATAGTACTGGTTGACAAAGCAGCAACATCGACAATATTGCCGGCATAGAGTATGCTCAGCGGCGTGTACTTCGCTTCAAGCCACGTAGCTACAGACTGCAGGGCAGTTACATCTTGAGCAGTTACATTTTTTACCGGCGCATACACTGCTATTTGGCGTAAACGTCCGTCGGCAAAGTTCTGCATTGTTTTTACCTCATTGAAATCGTAGGTACTACCACTCGGAGTGTTGAATAAGCCTACATAGAGGGTCATGCCGGGGTTAATGCGCAGGGCTTCGCTAATGTGGTAATGCAGGGCGCGCACATACCAGTTGGAAGCATCGGCAGTAATTCCCAGCTTTTCGGCCATCTCTAAGGAACTGACTCCCAAGATACGGCTACCAGTCGAAAAACCTGCAATCCCGTCAGGAACAGGCAGGTTAGCATCGGGAAGGTACATCAGCAAACCGCTGATGTGGTCTTCTCCGGGCAGCGTTTTAGGCACGCCGCCCTGTCCTTTTGTAAAATTTAGTTTGTTCATTGTTTTGTGTTTTGTTTAAAAATTGAAACTTATATAAGTAAAATGTCTAATTGTCGCTAAAGGTGAATTCGCTTTTGGGCGCGGTCGGCAATAAAATATAGCTGTCGGACGGATCGTCGTACACACTGGTTTTGAAATCGCTGCGCGCTATCACAAAATCAGGGTCGTCAAGGATAGCCTCAGCTACCCGAATCAGTGGCTGGAAGGTGTTGCCGCTCAATTTTTCCAAGGCACGGAAAATAGCTTCCTGACTGTCGAGCAATAACAGACTTTCTATCTCCTGATCGGTCGTATCCAGCGTGTCGGCGGTTTTATTTAAGTAAAGGCAAACCGATATTACGGCCTCCCCGGTCTGGTAGCCGCCGGCGGTTCCTAACCAGTCCAACTGTTTAATTTCGATTAAGGCTGCCGGCAAGGGCAGGTTTTCGTGCTGCCGGTAAAGGTCTAACTGGCCTTTTTGCAGATCAACATACAGCAATTCAGGCAATTTATCCTGAAGGCGGTCGCGTATGGAAGTATAAATTTCGCTTTGCAT